GCATCATAAGTCTTGGTAGTATTCGCCATCTGTCAAGTGTCTCTGGAGTCATCTTTATCCTTTATAACTTCCTTTACCCAGTTACCATTGTCCCCAGTTCGCTCACAATACTCACATTTATCATCTTCAATGTGATGCCCACAAACGTCACATGTAGGCTCGTATAGCACTAGGTAGGTTCTCCTCGTTTGCCACCCTGCTCCATAAACATTTCAACTGTTTCTTCAGGTACACACATGATCTGCTCTGGTGGTCGCTTTCCATATTGGCTAATTAGTGCTTTAGCAAGCTTAAAAGGATGTTCTCCTATAAATTTTTGACACATATGTGCATTATGGAAGTGTCCATGATCTAATGGGTGCTTAAATATAAAGATGTCCTTAGTTCCGTCTGTATATACACCAGACATTACTGCTACTATGAACCATGCCTTAACTATCATTTTCAAAATATCCTATATTATGTAACTTTTCGATAACTTCTCGTTTTTTTAGCGATGCCTTTAGGCTGTTTAACGAATTGTTTGCCTGATGCTGTGCCTTTTCTTTTAGCTCTAGTTGTCGCTGCGTACTCTTGGGGTGATAGAGCCTTGATTGCAGCTGTTGGAAGATAGCGTTCTCCAGTTTTCTTACTGGGCTTACCACTTTTGGTTCTCCATTTTTGCTTTGTCCATGATTTAAGACTTCTTTGACTTGCTTTTAGTGCCATGTTGTCTCCTTAGTTGCTCCTTTGCTTTCTTTGCAAGGGCAGCTTGCTGAGTTTTTCCTGCAAACCTAGCTCGTTGCTCAAGAACGGTGAGGATTTGGATCTTCCTCGCATAGGGTTTGCTAATTCTTTTAACTTTTGCAATAGTTTTCTTTGCATCTTCTACCGTAGCGTACTTAATACTTACTGTATCTTTAGGATTCTCATCCGTATAGAGCCTTCGCCCACTTCCTTTAGGCTTTTTGCCAGTGCCAACCTTAGGGTCAGCCATTACTTGTAGCCCCCACCCTTCTTTTTATATTGTGAAGCTAGTAGTTGAGCTTTTCTAGCAGACCATTGTCCCGGATTACCACCTTTGCTACCTGCCTTAATGCTATTAAATAAGTTTTTTCTCATAGTAGGCTTTGTATAGTTGCCTGCTTTGTTAACAGTGCTACCACCTTTACTAAGTTTTAATGTAGATAGGGTCTTTGCTTGTGAAGCGTGTAGCTTAGAAGCTTTCTTTAGTCCCTTTACAACCTTATTTACTTTCTTTTTAGTCGTTGCTGCCATCTTCTTCTCCTGCATATAAATTATCAAACACTCTTTGGGTGTTCCATACATAGTCAGTATCTTGCTTTGAGTGAAAAATTCTTTGGGAGGGTTTAAAGTCAGGTGGTCCATCTCCTGTTTCAAACCAAGCAGGGTGTGTTACTCTGACTCTGTTATTGGGTAATGCCACTATATTTCCTGTATATCTACCTGCGTCCATAAGTTCTAATACGTGTGACTGCTTATGTTGTGCAGGATCGTCAGCTATCTCACTGTTCGTATAGTCTACAGTAAAATAATACTTAGCAGGATAAAACTCACCTTCAACTTTTGCTATCCAAGGAGCAGGTGTAGCTCTATCTAATACATATACGCTATGATCATGAGACATACAGTCCCAAGGCTGTACAGCATACGGTGGCATCTCTTCAGCCCACTCTTCTACTGGAGTGTCCCCTACTAGGGCTGTTATGGGCATTCTTGCCCACATAGCACCACCGTGTACATTTGGCTCGTCAGTGTCATCAGATTCACAGCCAGTAAAGATTACTTGAAAGCTGAGTGATCTGTTAGGCATTGTAGTGACTGCTACAACCATGCAGTGCAAGAACTCCCCATGATACTGAGTAAAGTTACAGGTATACTCTCGTCTTACCCAAGCTTTGAAATACGGAATGTTACTTTGAAGATATGCCATAGTGACATTATTATACTACTTCTTCTTTCGGTTGTCAACACTTCCGTACATTTTTCCTTTAGCCATGCCACCTACTCTATAAGTAACAGACATACCCCCTGCTGCGTAGCCCTTCTTCTTCATGCCACCACGAGCCATGCCCTTCTTTTTCATAGCACCACCCATAGCCATACCTTTTTTCTTCATTGAGCCACCGTTCTTAGCGTAACCCATTTTGTTTCGTACAGGGGTAGGTAGCTTTTTGAGTCCAGTTTGTGTTGCTGCAGGTTTCTTGAGTCCACCCATAGCCATACCTTTTTTCTTCATAGCACCACCTTTAGCCATGCCTTTTTTCTTCATACCACCTTTAGCATAACCTTTTTTCTTCATGCCCCCACGAGCCATACCTTTCTTTTTCATCATAGTTCCTCCTTTAGCCATAAGGTCTTCACCTTTTACAAAACCAACTTTTATAGCTATATCAACAAGCTTTGCATTTGGTATATGCTCTAACTTACCTTTAGCCAATAAGCTTTCAAACTGACCTTTAGTTTTGATTGACTTAGGATCTATACCTTCACCAGATCCTCCAGAAGCATACCCTTTGCCTATCTTTTTAATAACTGAAAAGTATTTACTTTGTCTGCCCTTAGATACTTCTTTCATCTTGGCTGCTTTAGTTAGACCTTCATACTCTCTCTGCAATCTTTGCATAGGAGTCATATTCTTTTCAGCTTTTTTAGCCCCACGAGCTTGTCCTTTAGCAAAGTCACTCATCTTTGGATTATCTAAACCTTTGTGTTTTTGCTCATCTTTAACCTTCTTGATTTTTGCTCCCTTATCAGGCTCACTAAATTTTCCTGAACCAGTTATATTTTTTTCCTTACCACCAATCTTCTTTTTCTCAGCTTCTGTTTGCTTGGTTTTCTTTTTTGGTTTTGGTGCATCTGATGCTAGTTTTAAAAGTTCTTTTAAGATCTTTGCTTTAGACATAATTTTTTACTCCCTTTATGTACTTTCTTTGTCGTGACTGATACTGTCAGTCCATCCCTCGGCTCTCATGGCTCTCTCTACATGCTCCAATGTAAAGGATCGCCCATAGTGGGCTTCTACTGCAGCCCTGACGTAGAACACGTCACTGTGGGGGATATGAAGTTTATCAAGACGATTATTGAGTACGGCATCATAGAATGCTTCAATAACATTGTCTGTGTATAGTTTTACTGATTTTTTGCCCATTGTCAAATGATATTTTTATTAATGTACGGAGGAGGATACTATTACTATATAGTATATACTTAATATTAGTTATATTGTAATAATAGTAAACTTAATTTTAGTTTAACTATTGTAGTTTAACTATGCCCTCCGAATTTAGTTATATATAATTATATCATGTCTTGCTGCGTAGGTCAATACACATTATTTGACACTCTCTGTACACGATATTCTATTGTGGTTAACACTTAATTTTCCTGATCTGTGTATTTGTACAAGCATATATACGCATACCCCCTAGGTGTCCCACGCCCACATCATCTTCTAGTAGAGTTGATGCAGGTAGTAACATGGTGGGATAGACTATTCCATTCTGATGAACTATGTGAGTGCTATGACCCCATCAGATAAGGGGTTTCAGCAGATCTGGGAAACTGTTATGCAATCAGTTGCCACTTCAAAAGGTGGGAAAGGGGTTTGGTTTTCAAAAAGTGGTAGCAAAATGAAGAGCCTATGCTTATCCTTTCAGCTACCAAACCATACCCCTCAAAAATCTTCCCGATGTCGGGAGAATCCACCTCTAAAGAAAAGACTTCAAAGAGGTGAAAATCTTTCTCTCCTAGAGAGAGAAGCACTACAGAGTACTACTTACCCTTACTTTTTTTTTAAGAGTTGAACTCTAGTGAAACTCTTAAAAAAAAAGAAAGGTTAAGTAAAATGGAAAACACAGCAACTCAAACAGCAACAGCAATCGTTCCATTCATCAACTACAACCAAACTCTTGAAAGTGACATTCAGATTGTCATCAAGACGGAGAAGAAGATCAAGTCAGCCCAAAGACGGCTCTTCATCGGTGATACCGATCATGTCTGGGATAAGACTGAAAGAAAGTGGGTCTTCGGTCAGAATGGTCAAGCTTTCCAAATTGGCAAGGTTTGGAGATCTGCTGAAAAGCTTGGAAGGAAAGATCTTCTCAAGACTTTGAGAGATAACTTTCAATCTCAAAGATTGTCGGAAGCTAAAGCTTTCCATGACTTAGTTGTCGATGGTTCTCTTGAAGATTGGTTCAACCACAGACCGAAAGATAAAAGGTCAAAGCCAATGACTAATGTTGGCTCTCTTTTGAAAGCCTTCAAGTCAGAGACTAAAGAAGTCTCCGAAACTGCTGAAGCAGAAACTCCCGATGTCGGGGAAAATGCTGAAAGCCAAGCTGAACCACAGCAAGAGACTGTAAAGATCCCTCTCAATACTGAAGAGGACTTTGTAGCTCTTATGATCGAGAGAGGTCTTGATCTGAACAAAGTAGTTGAGATCATCTTTGATCTTGACAAGCAATCAAAGGTAGCTTAACACTACCTTAACTTCCCGATGTCGGGGAAACTCGGCATCGGTCAACTCTAGAAAGGATTTACACAATGTTAAAATTTATCGCAAACTTATCAATGCTACTTCTAGGTGTAGCGTACTTTGGAATAGCCCATACATTCATCAGCATGATGGAAAGTACAAAGATAGCTGACCTTGGCTACAACAATCTTGACATAGCTTGTCTTGTGATAGCCAGTATCTTTGGACTGGCAGGTTGCTTCAACTTCTCTTTTGTGGCTTACAATGCCAGAGACTAAGCTATCTATATATTTTAAACCCTTGAGTTCTTACGAAAGGGTATTAAAATAATATATAGATTAACTGAAACTCCCGATGTCGGGAAAAACTGAAAGGAAAATAAATTGGAAAACTCTGTAACAAAAAACTTTGTCAATACCACATGGGATGAAATCGGTGGTGGCTTTGAAAATGAACTTCAAGAATACGGAATGTCCATTGTGGATGATGTCCGAGTGTGGACTTTCTCAAGCACAGCAGATGCATATGACATGACCCAGTGCGATGACGATCTGAAAACTGGCGATGTCCTTTTGATACCATCAGAAAAAGTTGTCGGGGTAGCTGACGTTTACCCGATGGCTGTGACTAGACATGCAGGTCATCTACATGGTGTAAAAGAAGGTTTCAAGATTGAAGACTTGTTCGTTTGTGACATAAGTGCAGACTACATGAACAAAGCCTTGAAAGTTGCCAGAGGACTAGCCACATCTTACGAAGGAGAATAAACAAATGCAAAGCAATAGAAACTTTGAGAAGTTTAGAAAAACTCCCGATGTCGGGAAAAAAGATAGACGCAGAAACAACCTCGTTCTCATGGAACGTAGGGTAACACGTAAGCAAAAGCTCAAGCAGAAAGGAGTAGCATGATGACCAAGGTCAGGTTTACAAAACTATCATCCAACCGAAAGGTAGGTAAGATGTCCGTCACAACTACGGAGAGACAATCATGTCCAGATGCTTGTCCCTTCAAGGGCAATGGCTGTTACGCTGACGGCTTCCCATTGGCAGGGGTATGGAACAGAGTGCCTGAAGAAGGGCATGACTGGGATACTCTGTGTGACATGGTGGAGCATCAAGCCACTGATGTGTGGAGACACAATCAGGCAGGAGACTGTCCAAAAGATAGTGACAACCCTGAATGGATAGATGCTGAGAAAATGTCCAGACTTGTTCGTGCCAACAAACGTGGCAACAAGAAGGGCATGACCTACACTCACTACAGCATGGCTCATGGTCGGAACAGACAAGTCGTTGAAGATGCCAACAAGAATGGTTTTACCATCAACTTGTCGGGTAACAATCTAAGTCACGCTGATGACTTGGCAGATCTAGACATAGCACCAGTGACTACTGTGCTACCTATAGATCAGATGACTAATACCTTTACTCCCAAAGGTAGAAAGGTTGTGGTCTGTCCTGCCGTCATTAGGGATGACGTGTCTTGCATGACTTGTAAGTTATGTTGGAAACAGCGTGATGCAATCGTGGGTTTCCCTGCTCACGGAAATAGTAAAAGAAAAGCAAATGGAGTTGCAAATGGATAAGAATGTTAGAACGTATTGGAACTTACACCAAGGTCAGTGGTCTATACAAGACAGACAGACTGGCTTGGTTGTTGGCAGACAGCCAGAACTATTCCTACTGGTGGGCAGTTTCAATGTCCGTCAGGGTGGCAGACAGCGTGTGCTTCTTGAAGGGAAGAAGAACGTCCATGCCTTTGCAGAGGGGTGGTATCCAGAAGTCTGGATCAGTCCCAAGTTCTATCATGACGAGGGGAGGTCTGTGACCTACAACCCTTACAAGAACGATACCTTTGTCTATGTGGACAATGGTGAACCAGTTGGCGAGGTAGGTTCTATCTGGCTGACTACTACGGCTGAAGGAAAGCCTTCAGTTAAAGTATACAGTTAATATTATACTTGAAATACTTATGAAAGTATAATATAACTGTACTACATAAACCAACAGAGTTCCCGATGTCGGGAGTTCTACAACA